AGGTCTTGGAACGACTCCGCGACGACGGCGCCATTGGCTGGTCCAGCACTTCGGCCAGCGCCTGCTCAGTCGCCTGGGCAATGGGCTGCGTTGCGTTGTACTGCTCGACGTAGTCCGCCATCCGGCGCACCTCGTCCTTGGGATACTGCCGGAACGTGCGCTCCAGATAGGCCGGCGCCTCGTCCGCACTGCACAGCATCGGGAGATACCCGATGATGTCATACGCGCTGGCGGGATTCGTCTCCCCTGCCTGCACCCACTCCCACCGCCGATCCTCTGGCGTCCACTCCATACAAATGGCCCAGTGCTCTCCGGTATGCTCCAGAAACCGCAAATGCAACCCGGCATGGAGGGCCCGGAGCCGCGCCACGACGTGCGTGGGCGGCTCGGGCTGGCCGGCGCTGTTGAGTAGCACCGGCACTCGGTTAGACCTCCACGAACAGCTCGACGTTGACCATCAGGTCCACGGCAGCCGTCGTGACAGTGTTGTTGGTCGTGACCACGAACCGAAGCGTATCCCCCGTATCGAGGGTGCGCTCCGCCTCAGTGAGCGTCGAGAGGAGCGAAACCGCCGTCCCCTCGTGCGCGACCAGCGCCTCAAGATCCACGTTCCCCGTGAGCGCCACGGCCGCATCGGCCGAAGCGTCGTACTTCTGAATCACGCCCAGAATCGTGCCGCTCGTCGAGGCCGGCACCGTCCCCGCCGACACCACGGCGCGGTTGATGTAGCACTTCGCCGGATGCGACCCGAAGCTGTAGGTCGTCGTGGTGCTGTTGCCAATCGCCGCGTCGCACCGTCCGACGAGGAGGTTCGGCAGCACACCCAGACGGCCCGGCGTCGGAGCAAAAATGTTATACGGCATGAATTATCCTTGGGGTGGGGTGAGGGCCGATGCCCCCACCCCGTCCCGGTGAAGGTTACGCGACGTGCGTGTAGCGCGCCGTGTCGGTGTACCCGGTGATCGAGCCGTGCGCGTTGCGCGCGAGGCAGGCCAGGTTGCCGTACCAGCCGTAGGTCGTCTCGAAGGCGTCGCGCCCCGAGAGCCAACGCCACGGGCCAGCGCCCTCGAACTCGACGAAGCCCCAATCCTTCGCATCCACCCACGCCAGCGACGGGAGGTGGAGGAGATAGATGGTGCCCGCCGGGACATAGTAGTCCTGGACCATCGGGATGCCGCACACCTCAAGCGCCTTGTAGCCGCCCTTGATGGTGGTGGCGAACTCGCCGGCGGTGAACCGGCGCTGCCCGACCATCGACTCCATGAGCTTCTTCGAGAGGCCCGGGGTCGTCATGAGCAGGAAGTCCTTCGGACGCACCATCGCGTCCTTGCCGCTGCGGCCCGCAATCTTCTGGATGAGATCCCAGATGTCCGACTCGGTCGGCTGGTTCACATCCGGGGTGTCGGTGCCCGCCACCATCCGGGTCGCGTCCCAAATCGGGTACGACGAGGCCGAGATGTTGTGGAGCGAGGCATACGACCCACCACGGTTCGTGATGGAGATGAGGCCGTTCATGGCGCTGTTGAACGAGGTGTCCGAGGCCGTGGCCTTGACAATCTTGTCCGTCGCCGCCATGCTCGAGATCGCCGTCCCGAGGGTCAGCGTGGCGTTGTCGCCGCTGTTCGTGATGGCCGTGATGGCCGAGCGCCCGAGCACCGCGTTCGAGGACGAGGTGTCGAGGACCGCGATGTAGTCACCGACCGAGAGGAGGAGCGAGCCCTGGCCCGCGCCGCTCACGCCGTAGGGCGACGAGACGATGATCTCGGTGGTGCTGGTCACGGTGCCGATGAGCGCCACGACGCCGTCGGCCTTGTTGTGGAGCGCCTGCTGCATGAGCAGGGTGGACGCCTCCTTGATTTCCTCCATCGTCTTCTTGGCGATGGTGGTGAAAGCGGCATCCTTGGACTGCGTGCCAACGAAGGCGAGCCCATCGACCTGACGGGTCGTGTAGGCGCGGACCACGCCGACGTTCGCCTGGACTTCCGTGGCCGTGGTATCAGGCGGGAAGTAACCAGACTGGGAGAACGTCGCGCCGGCCGGACGGCCAGTCACGACATCGAAGAACACGTTGTTGCCACCCCAGCGCATGTTGCGGGGGCCGCCAGCGCGACCCTTCTCGAGCTGGGCGAGGAGCGGAGTGACGAGGTTCTGCACCTTCTCGCGGAACTGCGAGTAGACGTTCTTGAGCAGACCAGTCAGCTCCGCATCGGTGATGACAGTAGGAGCAGGCATTGATGTGTGAAGCTAGAGGTTAACGAAGGGACGACAAGATCTCCGACATGGCGGAGTCCAGCGCGTCATCGACAGTCGCCGGCTTGGCGACCTTGGGTTTTGCAGGGGCACTGCTCGCGCGACCCACGGGCTTGGTGGCCTGCCCCACCGCCCGCTTGGCTTTCTGCGCTTCGACTTGTGCCTTGGCCGTTGCGGCCTGCGCCTGCTCCAACGCGGGAGAGGTAGCGGGCTCGCTTCGCCGGGCATGGGTCATCTGCGCCCAAATCGCCAGGTCATTCACGATGTACTGCCGAGCGGACTCGAACTGTGACGCCGGGAGGTAGGGCTGGCCATTGGGCCCGACCTGCGCGTGCAGTTGCATGGCATACGCCATCCGCTCTTCCAACTCTGCTGGCGTGACCGTCGGCAGGGCATCCGCAATCAAGCGAATGGCTGGCGCGACCTCGCCTTCGTAGAACACCTGTCCCTGCCGGCTGATGTCCGCCAGCTGAGACTGGACCTTCAACTGCTGAATCTCCCGCTCCGCACGCTCCGCGCGCCGCTCGGGAGAGTTTTCTTGCTGATAAGCGTCCCGCACCGAGAGAAAGAAGTCCTCGTCGGAGAGAATTCGCTCCAACTGGGCTTCCCGCTCGCTGATCAGCGTGGCCAACTCGTCGCGTTCCTGCTGCAACTGGAGCGCCTGCTGCTCAGACTGCCGGACTTTCTGCTCACGTTCCTCGTTGTACACGCCAAACTGCGCCAACTTGACGACCTGATCGAGCCGATCCTGCCGCACCTTGCCATTCGCCTTGTATTCGACGATGAGGGCAGGGATTTCGACCTCGCCTTCCGCGTCTTTCAGCGTAAACTCGGTGGCCAGCTTGTCCGAAACGACCGGCACGGCCACATAACCGTCCGGCATGACCGGCGTATCCGACGTTTCGGCGTCCTCGGTCGTCTCGTCCTCGGGTGTCGCCTCGGGTTCGGCCGAATCGGCCTCGTCCGTCGTGACAACGGGTGCTTCATCCTGCGGTTCAGCGGGTTCCTGCGGAGCCTCGGGGGCGGGAGCGGTGGTCGCCACGTCCGTGGCGGTCATCGCGGCCTCGGCGGCTTCCGTGAGGGCTTGCTGAATGTCCATCGGTACGACTCCTTACGATTGGCGGGCCAGTATATCGGCTTGCCGTGCGGCAACCTCGGCTTCTGGCGCCCCGGCGAGCCCCTGCTGGAGCATCGGCGCGACGCCAATCGGTGGGTTGCCGGACGCCAGCGGTAGCTGTCCCGGCGGGAGAGAGGGCACACTAGCGGCGCTAGGGCCAGCCGGGGGGTTGCCCGCCATCGGCGGCATCCCACCCCCCTGCTTCTGCATGGCCTGATTGGCCAAAGCCGTCCACCGCTCCTGCGCGGCGGCAATTACCATCGGATCGAGGTCGTCCTGCAGCAGAATCTCCCGCTCCAGCACGTCCTGATGAATCGCTTCGTTGTCCTGCCACCGGAGGTCCGGGGCCGGCGTGCCCATCCGAATCGCATCCGCGACCCGCTTGGCGCGCGCCTCCTGGTCCTCGTCCGGCGTGTTGATGTCCTTGGCGATGGCGAACATCTGCCGACGCCGGTACTCCTTAATGTCAATCACGCCGGTCTGGAGCCAGTTGTCCAGCAGATAGAGCCGGAACGCCATCGGCATCGGCATCAGCGTGGACGGCTCGACCTTCACGTCCGACTGCCCGTCAAAGTCCGTCGTGCTCACGGCCCGCGCCAGATCCGGACGGCCCTTGCCAACCGCGCCCAGCGCACGCGGGACATCGTAGCCCCACGCCATCGCGTACACCGACTGGTGCAAGGTGTCGATGGCCGCGATGGCG